GTTTTGTGTAAAGTTTTCGTTTAGATCTTCAGACTTTATAGCTGAACCAGCATAAAATGTTGCTGTCAAGTTGTCGGTGGCTGTTTCTCTAAATATTTTGATTTTGGCTCCGTTAGATGGAGCAGTATTAAATTGTATGGTTGTCGCTGTAGGCAATGTAAAAGCCGTAGTGTCAACCGCATCAAGACTCGCTTTTATGTCTGATGCCTTAAGATATGGAAATGTAAACGGGAAGATGGTTTGTGATCCCGTACCTGTATAGGAATTTTGTGTAACAGCCATTGCTTGTTATTTACTCATGTTTAATAAATTTTGGGTGTCTAGATCTTTTTTCTGTAATTCTGCTGCACCTTGAATGTTGCCTTCAGACATAGCCTGATCAACTGCTTGCTGTGTGAGTATCACATTTGCAATATCAGGTCTTTCTCTTAGTAGTCTAAGTTCAGCTTGTTTCTGTGCATTTCTTACAATGTTGTTTATCTCCTTAAATATAGGAAGTTTTTTAGTTTGTATTTTAATTCTGTCGTTCTTAAAATCTGCATTTGTAGAACGGTGTAACTTCAGCATTTTAATTTCTTCAGCATACCTTTTAGATTTTCTAAGTCTGTCTAGCTGTTTCCACATTTGTTGCTCACCTATGTATTTATTAATAAGCTCACGTTCCTGTGGTGTATACTCATATGACCCTGTAGAGTCTTTGTTAAGCATAGCTAGTCCATCCCATCCTGTTTCAAGTAACCACTGTCTCCAAGGCTCTGCTGTACCACTTACCTGTATTGGACTGATAGCGTTAAGTACACGTAATACTGGGTTATTTATATCGTTAACCGGTTCACCTGTCCATATGTCTACCTGTTCTGGTAATTGACTTGAGAAGAATGGTAATCTGTTTTTAATATACTGATCTACTTCTGCTTCAATATCTTTCTGTGATGATGTAATAGCATTGCTAGTCACACCAGCTCCACCAGATAGTGGTAAGAAAGATCTAACTGTATTAGCAGTTAATCTAGACCATCCTGTCAAGTCACCGTTAGTAACTGATATTAATGGTTCTAAACCTTGTAGAGGTGTTTCGTTTAAGAATGTAGCAGCTATAGTCCAAGTTAGTTTTGATGTCCAGTTCTGGAATAATGACTCATCAAGATCATTCATGTAGTATGCCATGTCACCTAGTATAGTTAACACGTGTTCTACACCAATAATACCTTTATAGTTTACCCACTGGTTTCCAATCTTAACTGTCTTAGGCTCATAGCCCATCTGTGTACGTTCTTTGTTACGACGTGATGCGTTGTAGTGACCATTACCACGTATATTACCAGAGACTGCATAGTCCCATAGTGTCTTTGTAAGTAATGCACTAAATGCTAATCTACCTGTATATTCAGCACGTAGGTTTTCCCACAATACTTTAGCATAAGGATCTGTAGCCATGTCAATACCATGCTCCATAAGAGCTTCAGCGATATCGTCGTCAGTTCGAGCATATATAGTCTTAGCGTATTTATTAATACCCGGAATCAGACTAATAGGAGTCCACGATAGAGCATTCTTAATGTAGTTGCTGCTAGTACGTGGGAACATCATTAAGAACTTTACAAATGGATATGCGTTAGTACCTTGGTTAATCCAGTTAGCTAGACCATCATCTAGATTTAACTGTACCTCACCAGCTACGTTACGTAATACCTTGTCTTTAATCAGTCCATCAGCATCAAAGAAGTTAGCATAATGCTTTTTCTCTGCTTCAAATATCTTAGTCATGTCTGCATAGCCAAACTCACTAAACACATCATCGTACGCTTTTACACGTGATAAGTTATGTGCTAGGTGTGTGCTAGTAAACACGTCAGGAAATACCATGCCTGTCATACCGTAACGCATCATTGGTGCTTGACCCATTTGTTTCATAAGTCTTGCTAAGTCTAGCTGCATCATACGTCCCCAGTTACCTTGTTTTTCGTATACTGGTCTCATCTGATCCATAATATCCCAAGCTTTCTCACCTTTAAAAACAAAATCTTTACGATATGCTTTAATCATTGCGTCAGGATCTTTGTGTGCTTTCTTCATCATTGTAAAAGCATCAGTCAAAGCCCGTCTGTTTGTTTCAAATACAGCACCGTTATAGTAGAAAGTACGCTTAAGTCCTTCAAAGCCGTCTAACGGTCCGTAAAATCCATGACCTAGTACAGCTGTAATTGGTTTGATAATGAGCTGTGCTCCGTTACCTATACCAGCTCTAAATGCTGATAGTCCACTCAACACGTTGTTATAGACAACACTCCAAGCACTTCTTGCAAACAAGTTAAGTTGTTTTGGATCTGGACTTTTTATCATACCTACTGGTGTAATCTGGTCTGCAGCCCACTTCATTAACTTAGCAAAAGTATCTACATCTCCATTGGTATGTGCAAATGCGTCTACCAAAGGTCTCAGTGCAGCAGGGTTAGTTTTCTTTAAATCTTTAAGTGTCTTTGTAAATCTTTTATTTTTAGCATGTATAGAATTTTCTGCTAACTGAAACTCATTGAGTAATGTTTCAACAGCAGTGTCTACATCTTTAGGAGGTACTTGGTCAAACCAGTTCTTGTTACGTAAAGTCCAACCAGATAAATATTTGTTAAGACCATACTCATCCATTAGAAACTCTAACTTGTCAAGAATTAGATCCATAGTACGAGCTTCATCAGTATATGGAGCAATCTCTTGTATTGCTTCTGCCATAGTAGCAGCTTCTCTACCAATAGTATCCATCGCTCTTGCTGATGACTCTGCAACTTCTCTACCTAAAAATCTATCTACTAAATCACGCATTGCAAATGCAGCAGCTCTTGCTTGATCTTCGTTAATTACTTCTACTTTAAACTTACCCATCATAAGATTTTTAACATCTCTATTATCTAGAAATAGTTCTCTTACGTCATCTAAAGTTTGTGCTGCTATAATATCATTGTATATACCCCATGCAGCTGCGTTCATTTCTTTTGCACTGATTCTAACACCATCTACAATAGCATTAAATCTACCAGCGTCTCTAGCTGATTCTGCAAGTCCCATCACAGCACCACGAGATGTTGGACCCACCATAAGTCCTTTCTTTCTCATAGCTTCTGTAATCACAGGAGCAGGGTCGCCCTCTGATACACCTTGCTTGATAGCAGTAGTATCTGCCATGTTACGTGCAACGTTACCGGGAGGTGGTATCTGTCTTGCTGATGCTGACTCATCTACAATACCGGGGCTAAGGTCAATATCAGGACCAAAATCTAATTCTAGCTGGTCTGGATTGTTTAGCTTACGTTCTGCAGCAAGTCTGCTTTCTTCTGCTGCTGATATATCTGATCTTCTAAATACATCATCAACACCATCAATAATACCTAGTTCATTTTCTAGGTTCAACTTCTCATTTATGAGTATGTTTTCGTTTTGTTTGCTGAGTGCTTTTGTAGATAATACTTCATTAATCTCTTGTAATTTAATTAGCTTATCATTATCAGCACCTAGTGAAATTTCAAGCTGTTTATAATCGAGAGCTGTTTCATCTAATGGCTCCATCCAACCCATTACACTCTTACCACCTTTTAGATCTATAAAAGCTCCGAGTAGTGTACCCATAAAAGCAAACGGTCCAGCTTCGTACATATTCTTTTGTTTACGTACTGCTGGGCTATCACTATCTAATGTCTTGATAGAATCTGGTATAGGCACACGTCCCTTCGGTCCAAACACAGTTGGAAATGTGTCAGACATAGTTCGCATAAGGTTGTCTTCTTCACCTACATCACTCAGTCCTATCACAGCTGCATCAGTCAAACCATATGCACCTGTAGCTGCTAGCATACGCTGATACCATGGTATTGATTTACTTAATAAACCAGCCTTACCTAACGCACCTGTAGCTACATTACCTGTATAGATAGATGGTAATATAATAGACATTACATTACGTACTTTTTGTTCTGTCGGGTTATCAAGTTTTGTAACCTCATCCCATCTGTCATCTACTTTGTTAAATCCGGGTATAACTGTACCAGCTGCATCCATCACAAAGTCAGCCATAGATATACCGGGAATAGACAGTCGCCTAAATATGTTGTCTAACCTTTTAAACGGGTTAAACATAACACTATTGTTAATTACAGCTTGTTGCTGCTCATTAAAATCATCGAATGATAAGCCGTAGTATTTTCTATGGAAATTTTCACGTAGTTTGTTACGCTCATCACCTTTCGGTGCATGAAACCATGTGTTATACTCTTCGAGCATCTTATCTTCGTTCTGTTCTTTTGATAAGTCAACAGAGCTTTGACCTATCTTATTACCAAACGGTGCTGGATAGGTTTGTGCCATTACCTCTCCTAGAGGCTGACCGTATGTCTGGTCAAATCTAGGATCGTTAGTTATAGGTTCAGCTGGTGTACTTGTTCCAAACTCTTGTTGATTGTCTTCTTTCTCTTCTTGTAAAAAAGAATCTGTCATCTTTGTATAAAGCTATTATTAAAAGGATTATAAAATACACCATAGTCTCGACCTAAACGAATGGTATTTGCTATATCTAACTCACCTAGTGATTCATCATAATTAAAACGTATTGCATCTATACCTGTTAACTGCTCTCTAGTTGCTGCTACAAAAGGTGTTACTGGTATATCAGTACCATACCAGTCTCTAACCATATTGGCAAAAGCATGTCTTGGTTTAATATATTTAGGTGTCATTGCAACACTGGTATAATCTGCTGGTATTCTTTGGTCATACTTGTTAACTTCTAACACACGATTCATAATGTCTCGCTTAGGTATGCCTGTAAGATCAGCTAGATCACGTACACTCTGTGGATATAAGAGGTTGTCAGCTCCTGAGTTAATATCAAGTGCAAATCTACCTAATGTCTTTTTGTCAACTATAGTTCCAGCAGAGATAAGATCGTTAGGTGTTTTATTGTTGTAGTATATTTCTGCTTCAATAGCACCACGACTTAATGCACGACTCTTTTCGTCAACATTAGAAAACTGTAACCAAATAGTTTTTTCTTGTCCAGATCCAGCTGTGCCTTCTGCAGCAGTCTGTGTTCTGAACATACCTGTACGATCATCTACAGCTTTCTGTGCTAGCTCCCACGCTTTATCACTACGTATACGTGCATTTTCTTCGTCACGTAAGTTGTTAAAATGATAATAGTAAGACTGTTCAAGTGCATCTACCGCATCAAAAGCTGTAGGATGACTACGGTCACTGATGCTATTTAGACCACTAGCAGTTTTTATACGTTCTACAGCTTGTTTACGAATATCACCTACGTAGTCACCACCGTATGCTTCTTGTAGATCAGTTAGATCTTTTCTAAATACATCAAACTCTCTACGTTGTGGTTCACTTATAGATCTATATGTAAACATAAAACCAACAAAGTCACCGTCTCTATGTGCTTTACGTAGCAATTCACTTTGACCAAAACTATCCATAATCTTAGGATTGTAGCCTAGTAGATCATGTATGTGGTTTCTGATTGCAGCACTGGCTGTACGAGTTCGAGCTTCAAGCTTCTCTCTGTCACCGCCTGCAGAAAAGTCATCTAGATTTATCTCTTTC